GAAGAATCACAGAAAGAACGTGAAGAGTCTGAGGTTGGTGGAGTAGCCGCACTTGGTGAAGAAGCTAGCGTTTCAGAAAGACAAGCTAGATCAGAACAATTAGCCAAGTATCAAGAGCAGATTAAAGAAGTTACTCCTTCACCCACCCTACCTAAAAATGAAGGTACTGTTGAAAGTGACCCTCTTCGCCCTAAGCAAGAAGATAAATTTGTTCCCCCTACGCCTGCAGAAGCAGCTAGAAATGCTTCTAGTCCTGCCCGTGGTGGTAGTGGAACCGGCGTGTACACATTTGATTCTGCGGAAGGCGCACCTCAGCGCAAAGAAACTAATGTTGTTGATCTAAGGGCATCTCGTGAAGCCAAGGGGTTGCCTGGCCTTCCTGGTGATGAAAGAGGCGTAAACGATTTGGCGCTAACGCTTGCAAAAGCTGATTACCGTGAAGCGAAGCGTACTGGTAAAGTAGTTAATGAGATGGATCCAGAAGGGGACGAGCCTACATCAATCGATCAAATTTATAACGGTCATCATCGTCGTTTAGCTGATGTTATGATAACAGGAAACCTCACAGAAAAACACATTCGTGACAGTGCTCAAGGTTCCGGAGCTACATTTTCTACTAAAGTTAAAGCTTTATACAATCTTCTTAAAGAAGACCGGAAGAACATCGCTAATACAGCCCCCATTAATTTAGAAAAAGAGGGTATTACACATTGGGTTCACCCTCAAACAGGAGAGGCTTTGCCAATTAGTGCAAACCACCCTGATATGCCAAAACAGCAACCTGAAGGAATGCCGGGTGCGGATGAAGTAAACCATGGTTTTTGGCGTTCAGGGGTATCTAAGCGAGTTCGCAGAGACCCAAACACTGGATCACCTGTTCTAGATACATTAACAAACAACCGAGAAGTTAATGAGTCCTTAGGTTGGGATCCAGAAAAACCTGTTGGTTGGGTTCCTTTTACCCTTCAAGGTGGAACACGAGCACTTAAGCAAAACTTCCCACCTGCTAATAGCGTTACGCAATGGCAAAATGAAGTTAGCCAGATGAAGAGCGACTTCCCTATGTCGGCGTCTCAAGATTCACGTCTACAGCATAAAGCTCTTGCAAATCGTTGGGTTGAAAATCCAGAAAGAGATGAAGCTGAAGGCAAGATTCTTGCTCGTAATAAGAAGGGTTTGCCTATTCCTAGTATGAAGCCTCGTACAGGAAAGATTATGGGAATCTACCGTAAGACCGGAAGAACAGTGCCGGCAGGTTTTACAACCCAAGTGAATGAAGGAGGAGATCCACTAGTCACGGATACAGTGGCAACCTCTACTTCTCGTGGTCGCGTTGTTCGCCCAGATACTATTGGAACAACCGGGCGTGCGTATAATCCTGGAGGTTCTACATTAATAACTGAAGGAAATGAAGTTCCAGAAGTTACTAAAACAGTAGAGTACATGCCTAAAAGAGATAGAAAGACTAAGTACACGACAAAAAACGGTAAGCGTGTTACAAATCCACCTGTAACTGGAGTTCCGGGTGGTGGTGGCGCTCTTATACAGAATATTCACCCAGCTTTTATTCCAGTAACTGACCCTAATAAAGGACAACAGTTTAAGGTAAAAATGCCGGAAACTAAACCAGTTCTTACTGCAGAAGGAAAAATTCACAGAGATAGCAATAACAGACCTGTTAAAGAAGCGGTTCCAGGCAAGTTTACAACTGTTAGTAGTGCTGACCTAACAAATCCTGCTCTTGTAGGGCCACAACCTAAATGGGACCGCCCTAATGTTATTCCTGAAAATGAACCAGGAGTTTCTACAGCTGAGCCAATCACAAAAGGCAGCCCAGAAATCAGAGAAGTAAAGAAATCTAAGAGAAGTAAGAAGACTAAGCTTGTTGCTACTCCTGGAATGACGGATCAGATGATTCCTGGTTTTGAAAAAGCTGGCACGTCAAGCGCTTCCTCACGTAGGTCTACACCTGCAGTTGAAGGTTCATCTAAAACTTCCGCTGGGGATTACGAGCAATTGGCATTTCCAGGAGCATATCCTGAAGCTGATGCGGAGGGACCATCAATCCCCGCTATGGCAGTTGATACCGTAAATCCTCATGCTCAAGGAAATCAGTGGTTGAGAAATAGAAACCTCAGTGCTGAAACTCGTAGGCTTCAAGGAACCGCCAGAAATATTCGCACCAATCAATCTGAACCTGCGGCGGACACTCGTTCTGTTGCAGAGAAGTTTGAAACCCCTACGGATAAGATTATGCGTGGAGTCCGAGAAAAGAACGTTGAAAAGTAAGACATGTCACGTACAGAAGTCTTCATGGAGTATCAGCCTAAAGGTAACCGTATGCCTAAAAACTTGCGCTTAAACGCAAGTGAATATGCTGAATGGGCAAATGGCCAAGAACCTGACCAAGGTGGGGATCATGCCATTACCAATCAGAAATATGGACGTTCGTCAGGAAGTAACAACTAATGGCTAAAAAGAAGCGACCAGCAAAAGCATCGGGAACCCCACCTGAGCCAAACTTTACTAACTATAGTCGTGAAGGACAAGTTAATGGTAAAGCTGTGCATGTTTGGACCTGTAATGGCGCAGACGGTATGTCTTGCGGATGGCACGCTACCCGTATTGGTGGGCAGCAGGCTATTAATTCAGGGGCTGCGGAAGCTCAACGACATCAATGCTATGATTCCTCTAAGGATTCATGGAGTGATAGGAAGGACCTACAATAATGGCTAAGTCAACTCCAGTATGGAAGAAGAAAGATCCAGACGGTGGAAAACACAGTAAATTAAGCAGTTCACAAAAAGCTGCGGCTAAAGCACGTGCTAAGGCAGCAGGTCGTCCATACCCAAATGCGGTAGATAATATAGCAGTAGCGAGAAAGAAGAAGTAAATGGCTGCTAAGAAGAAAGAACATCACAAGTCTGCTGCTTGGACACGCAAAGAGGGTCAGAACCCTAACGGCGGCTTAAACGCTAAGGGACGTGCCTCTGCTAAGAAGGAAGGCCATGATCTTAAGGCTCCTAGCAAGGATACTAAGAACAAGCGCCATAAGTCTTTCTGTGCTCGCATGCAGGGCATGAAGAAGCATAACACCTCTGCTAAGACAGCTAATGATCCAAACAGCCGTATCAACAAGTCGCTCCGTGCTTGGAACTGCAGCTGCTAATGTCTAATGAAATGTCTTGGGTACCCGGTGAGCATAACTACCCAGTATCACCTATAGCTAAGGAATTAGCTGCTGCCCCAACAGCGTATTCTGGAGTTAGGCAGCCAAAAATAATAAAGCCTGAAAATCCCGGTTTAGGTTCTGTATCTTGGCAAGAATCAAAAGATGGGCCGTGGGATGGTCCTCATGAAGGTCATAAAGAACTTCTAGGTAGATATGTTCATTTGTATCGTGGGTTTCATGATGCGCACCCTGATGATATAGATATGAATACTTTGGGGCAGCATTGGACAATAGATCCAAGTGTTGCGGAACGATATGCTCTTGGTGGAGAAGACGGTACTTCAAATAGGGGTAATACTCACACCGTTTTAGAAGGAAGAGTACTTAGAGCTCATCTGATGACTGACGAAGAAATTGAACACCCTAGTTTTCGAAATGCCCACTCTATGCAGAGAGGTGCGGGATTTGGTAATGCCGCTAGGGAAGTACCTATATTAAACGGAAAACCTATCCATATAGTTGCTACTCATAAAATAACCACCGGCGTAAACTCAGAAGGAAATAAAACCGCAACTTCTGAAAGAAAAGAAACCAAAGGCCTAGTTGGAATGACTAATCGTAGTAAAAGGATGCAAGATCGTAAAGATTTTGCTGATGAGGAGTGGTGGGGATGGGAACATTGAGAAGTGGTAGGGACGGGAACATGGCAACTAAGAAAAAAGAAGTAGCTGGCGGAAAAGAGTATAAAGGCTCTGCCGCTAATGGCGGCCGCAAGATTATCGTTGAGCATTATAAGAAAGACGGTAAGTGGCACACTACTTCAAAGAACGCTGCCAAGGCTAAGTATGAGAAGAAGCACGGCAAGCTACCTAAGGGCACTGACGTAGATCATAAAGATAACAATCATGATAATGATTCCGCCAGCAATCTGCGCCCGCTCAAACACGGTAAGAACACCGCTAAAGAGAATAAGCGCAGAGCTGGTAAAAAGTCCTAGATTGTTTTAGGACAGAGTTTCATCCACTGCTGAACTAGCTTATGGTCACGCTCACCTGGGTTAGCATGCCAAGGTGACCAGTTCTTACCCCCAGAACTCATTCTGTAGGCGATCTGAGCGTTTTTTACAGGGTTGGTAAGGTCTTGTGCGGATTTGAGGCCAAAAGCCTTCACACGGCCCTTTAAAGCCCCGTAAAGGTTAATCTGGAAGACACCATAAGAGTTGTCTCCGGTTCGTGGATTAAAGTTGTGGGCAAGAGGGTTGCCATGAGTTTCTTTCATGGCTACAGCCCAAGCTACCTTTAGAGCATGACCCTTAAACCCTACGCCTTGTAGGACTATATAGAGCTGCTTTGGGGTTAGCTTCTTGGCGGTCATATACTCGCCAATCGGGGTTAGGCAGACCTTTATAGGCGCCGTAACCGCATTTGCTGAAATCGTTAGAAGGTTGCTAAAAATAAGAACCACTACTAGGAATAACTTTATAGAATTTTTCTTAACATTAAAATACACACTATCTCCTAGGCTTGAGAGCCAACCCGAATCTTTTACCTACTGTCACTAGATAAAAAATAGCTCAGCGTCTGTCTGCCAAGCTAGTTGCAACTCTTTTTGTTTCGTTGTTAGTGTTAGAGGATATTACCCCTCTATGCAATATAATACCAGTAGTTACAGGGTTCAGGCAACACCCAACTCAATATAGTGTATGATTAATATCATATATCCATTGGAAAGGGCGCCAAAGTGAGAATTCAGCGTATTATTACGAAACAGGGGCATGCTGTGCCTAAAACAGCGGGTAATCCAAAAGGCCCTTTTCCACCTGAGCTTTACCAAAGAACTGAAATAATTACAGAGTATGTGCCACTAGATGATGAGATGCCTATTGGCAGTACGGCGCAGAATAACTTTACAGAACCACGTTCATTTAGGTGTAGACTATGTGATGAGGTTATGTTTGAGCACAAGACGGCAGATCATATTTGTGAGGAATTAGATGGCGAAGACGCATGACGTTGGCAAGTTTTACTGGCATACTATGGTTTATCCGGTAAAACCCCCGGTACTTTTAGATAGAGCAGAAACTCAAGAGATTGAAGGCAAATATCGTGGGGGTAATGGTTGGGCAATACGTTTACCGTTTACAAGACTATCTATTGTTGTAGGTAAGTGGGGAAAAGCATATGAAGAACGTGCGGCTCTTACCAGAGCTATAAATGGTAGAGCAATAGAAGAAAAAGCGTTTGATTGGGACACCGTTAGATTTGGGGCAGAATATGAAGATCTTTAATCGTAAAAGTAAAAATGTAAAAGAATTAAGCAAAGTACGACGTAGAGTAGATACCCTACCTACAGGAGAACTATTGGGTTGGACAGATCAAATTATTTATTCGGTTGGTCGTAATCTTTCAGCTTGGCAAAAAACTCAAAACAAAAGCTCATTAGATGAGGCCCAACTAGGTGCGGAAGCTTTACACGCTATTCTGGACACCCTTAAAGAAAGAGCTGTTTAATGGACGACATGGAAGAAGAGTTTGAAGATATAGGGGTTGATGAAGAGTTAGATCTTGAAGAGGGCGATCTTCCCGAACAACCAGAACCTGAAATGGATGAGCTCTCCAAAGAGTTTGTAAAAGCGCTGGTAGATAAGATTATGCAGTTTATGGAGATGCTTGTAGGCCATGACCTTCACCCCTACCAAAAGCCACTAGCACGACGAGTTATTGAGTCAGTAATTATTAATGATGGAGAAGAGATTACCGCTCTGGCCTCACGTCAGTCCGGTAAGTCAGAGACTATCGCTAATACCGTAGCAACTCTTATGGTTATTCTTCCACGCCTAGCTCAGATGTATCCAGAGCTATTAGGTAAATTTGGGGATGGTATTTGGGTGGGGATGTTTGCTCCTGTACAAAACCAGGTAGAAACACTATACGGCCGCACAGTATCTCGCTTAACTAGTGAGCGTGCTATGGAGATCTTTGGTGACCCAGAGATTGATGATATTCCAACAAAGACCCCTGGAGTTGTAAGAAACCTTAAACTTAAGAAGTCTGGCTCAACTATTATGATGATGACAGCTAACCCACGAGCTAAGATTGAATCTAAGTCGTTTCACTTAATTATCATTGATGAGTGTCAAGAAGCTGATGACTTTGTAGTTTCTAAGTCTATTGCTCCTATGGGCGCATACTATAACGCCACCATTGTTAAGACTGGAACCCCTACAACCCACAAGAACAATTTCTACAGGGCTATCCAGCTTAATAGGCGCCGCCAAACCAGTGCTCGTGCAAAACAGAACCATTTTCAATGGGACTGGAAAGATGTTGCCAAAGTGCAGGCAAACTATGAAAAGTTCATCAAAAAAGAGATGCTACGTATTGGAGAAGACTCAGATGAATTTCAGCTCTCGTATAACTGCAAGTGGTTACTTGAACGAGGAATGTTCATCACATCTTCAATCATGGATGATCTTGGAGATACATCACAAGAGCTCGTCAAGAGTTACTTTAGATCCCCGGTTGTTGTCGGCATTGACCCTGCCCGTAAGATGGACTCAACGGTTGTTACCGTGGTCTGGGTTGATTGGGATCGTCCTGACGAGTTTGGTTACTACGATCATCGTGTTCTAAATTGGCTTGAGATTCAGGGAGATGACTGGGAAGAACAATACTTCCAGATTCAACAGTTCCTATCTAACTATGATGTTCTTGCTATCGGCGTAGACGCTAATGGTGTGGGAGATGCTGTAGCCCAACGTCTAAAGATACTTATGCCTAGAGCTGAAGTGATCTCGGTTACCTCCAGCCCAACAGAACAATCTAAGCGCTGGAAACACCTACAGTCTTTGATTCAACGTCAGATGGTCTCATGGCCAGCCCATGCTAAGACTAGACGACTTCGTATTTGGAAGAAGTTCTACCAACAGATGACAGATGCAGAGGTACAGTACAAAGGCCCTAACTTCCTGGTAGCAGCCCCTGATGAGGCCCACGCACACGACGATTTTGTGGATTCTTTAGCTCTGGCCTGTTCTCTGACCCAAGAGATGGTTATGCCTACTGTAGAGGTTAGCGCTAGCCCGTTCTTTTAATTATTGTATTTAATGTGACAAAACCTTCAGTACAAGCGAGAATTAACCCTGAGGACCTCAATCCCAACCCTATAGGAGAATAAACAAATGGCAATGGAAAATATTGCACCAACACCTCAGTTCCCTGAGCGTGTAGGCACAAGCTATGAGCGCAAGTTCAGCCCAGCAACACCCGGCCTCCGTGGCCCACTTCGCTTTGAAGAAGGTATTGCAACAGACACAGACGTTCCAAACGATTTCCAAGTTGGCTTGGATCAGGGTTACGACACACCAGCTGGTCGTCCTAACCACAACGAGAATGTCTTTGAGAAGTATCCAGAAGAGACAATGAAGGAGCGTGCACACGTAGGCTCAGCTTCATGGGTAGAAGCACCAACATACCTTGGTGAGTTTGCACAGGGTAACTTCGGAGATCACTCTCAGACTGTTATCGAAGAAGTTGTACGTTCAGGTGGCCGCTATGGTCGCATGAACCCTGCTTCAGTTAACGACTAAGTACTGTATACTAATGTTGTCCCCGGTCGCAAGGCCGGGGATGATATAGAGGAGAAGCATGGCCAACGTTGATAAGTACCTAAAAATTCACGAAGCAATCGTTAACCAAGCTAAAGCTAGATATCCAAAACATAAGGGCAAGGGCACAGCACCAGAAGCTAATAAAATTATTAGTCAGCAGTGGGGTCTTGTAAGTGCAGGCTCCCCTAAAAGTTTAAAAGAAGCTGATCCAAAAGCAGTTGACTGGGACAAAGTTAAAGCAGATAGAGAAAAAGAAAAAACTGCACGCAAGAAGCGTGAAATGAAGAAAAAAAACTTCGTAGTTTGAGGGCAAACATGATTGGAATTAATTAATGGCCGGTGGTATTGATTTTAGTCCTCCGTCGTATAGAGCGGCGTCGAGTGATTTAACTATCTCAATTTCTCCACTAGGTCTTGTAGAACTAGCGGATGAAGAGTTCGAAGTACACGGTCCTCGTTTAAACCGTTACTCACTTAACTGGGCGATGTATTTAGGCCATCACTGGTCTTATCGCCGTGAGACTGGCGAATCCCAGATGGTTTACAACTATTACCGTGCTTTCACAGATTACATTATTAACTTTACATTTAGCCGCGGAGTTCAGTTCCGCAGCCCAGCCGCAACAGAAGCAATCATTCCGGACATCTTAAAGCGGGTGTGGGAAATTGACAATGATAAAAATGGCGTCCTATGGGAAATGGGACAGCAAGGCGGCGTATCTGGAGACTGCTTTGTTAAGGTAGCGTATGAAGAGGGATTTGAAGACTCTGTAGGACACCTGACCCCAGGTAAGGTACGTATCCTTCCACTTAACGCTTCTTTCTGTTTTCCTGAGTTCCACCCACACGATCGTTCACGATTGATTCGTTTTAAGCTCAAGTATCGTTTCTGGGGCACATCTATTGAGGGAACTCGCCAGGTCTATACTTACACTGAAATCTTGACTGATGACCGCATCGAAGAATACATTAATGACGAGCTTATTGATAGCCGTCCTAATCCTATTGGCGTAGTACCAGTCATTCATATTCCTAACGTACGTGTATCGGGCTCTCCTTGGGGACTGTCCGATTGCCACGACGTTATCACCCTTAACCGTAACTATAACGAAGTAGCTACCGATATTGCAGATATCATCAACTACCATGCGGCCCCTGTAACGGTTATTACAGGAGCTAAGGCCTCTGCCCTTGAAAAGGGCCCTAAGAAGGTCTGGGGCGGCCTTCCAAAGGAAGCCCAAGTATTTAACCTAGAAGGTGGCGGACAGGGCCTTGTAGGGGCCATGGAGTACCTTAAAGTGGTAAAGACAGCCATGCATGAGATGGTCGGCGTACCAGAGACCGCTCTTGGCCAGGTACAGCCCATCTCTAACACTTCTGGTGTTGCTCTTTCTATCCAGTATCAGCCTTTGATGAACCGCTACCAGCAGAAGCTAGTTCAGTATGGTGAAGGTCTTCGACGCATCAATGAGTTAGTTCTTAAGACTCTTGCCTTTAAAGAGCCTGAGATGTTTACATATAATCCTCTATATAATGGTCCTATTAAGCCTAATCAGCTAACAAAGCTAGACTTGAATAGCCCAATCACTTACGAAACAATTATTCATTTTGCACAGCCATTGCCTCTAGATAAGATGATCGTTCTCAACGAAATTCAGATGAAGATGCAGATGAACCTAGAATCTCGTGAAGGTGCTCTACGCCAGCTTGGCGAAGAGTTCCCAGCAGAGAAGCTCGAGGAAATTCGTGCAGAGCTTATTGCCGATGCTAAGGGCGACGGAGCCGTCAACCTTATCAAGCAGCAGATTAACTCAGCTATCACTTCCCTAACCGGAATGATGCCTGATGGCACTACACCTCCAGGAGCAGCTCCAGGAGATGGAACAGGTGCCGGTCCTCTAGGACAGCCTGGGGTTATCACTCCGTTTGAGGAGCAGACTCTAGGTCAGATTCAGAACGACCTTGTCACTGAGGCCTAT